GTTGAACTTGGCAACAGAATCAACTAGCACTAATTCAAAGGATATAATATGAGTGACTATAATTACGAAGACTATGAACGTTGTTTGATGCATCTATTGAGCACCATGTGGCGTGATCCTGATTGTCTTGAAATTGGTGAGAATATTTCAGATGTTTCTGAAGTGAAAATTATCTTTGATGGCTATGGTTATAGCGAAGAGACTGACGAACAAGATGATAAAAACCTAGAATCTTACGCAATCTTTATTCACAAAGATTCGCTTACAGAAAATTTTGATTTTCCCGAACACGATTTGACTCCTTGGTGTCTCATACATAGACCCAAAGAAGAGGTTTGTATTTACGCATGGCACGATGTTGCAGAAGATACTTGGGACTTTTCAATGCTAGAAGAAATTGTAGAACATACTGAAATGAAAGAAGAAGATGTAATGCGTATTCTCTTAGGACTTGAGGAGAAATATTTTGCAGAGTAAGCAAGAACTTGAACACTGGTATCAGAATCCTGATCCGTGGGCTTACAAAACAAATCCTGATGATCTAAAGCGCAAAGCAGAAATTATCATGACGCTAAATGATATCAATAACTTTCAAGAATACAACAAAGCAGTTGATATTGGTTGTGGTGAGGCGTTCGTAACTACGAGCCTTCCTGCCAAATTGATTCATGGTATTGAAATCTCGGATAAAGCGGCTGAGAGATTCCCATCAAATGTAATTCGAGTTCTTCAACCTGAAGGTAAATATGATCTTGTAATGACAACGGGAACGCTGTATCAACAATACGATCATCGTCAAATTAAAGATTGGATGATATCTTGTGCATCCAAACATATTCTTGTTGCCGGCATTAAAGACTGGTTGATTCACTATGACTTTGGTAAAGTAATATTAGAAAAAGAATTTCAATACAGACAATATACACAAAGGCTAGTAATTTATGAAGTTGGCGCATAATATTGGAACTCACAAACATCCAAACTATCATACGCGAGAACAAATTATCGCATGTGATGATTCAATTGGATTTGACGGCATCTATCAAAACGTATATGATAATCAAGATGTGCTAGTCAACAAGTCTGGCATCATGTTTGTGATGGGTGACTTTTTGGGAAAAGATAATACGTTTGATCTCGCGCATGTGCCTGCGCTAGAGAAGTATTGCACACTTGAACAGGTGCAAGAACTTTGCGACAAGTATGATTTTGAACTTGGTTGGCACACATGGTCGCATCGTGACTTATGTAATCTTTTAGACGAAGAGATTCGCAGAGAAGTTACCTCACCATTCCCATGCAAACACTTTGCATATCCTTATGGAACATTCAATGAAAGAGTTGTTCGTATTGTCAAAGAAGCAGGATATGAAAAAGCATATAGCGTCACACAAGGAACTTTAGATTTTAGGGTGCCAGATTATCAATTCAAGATTCATCGAAATTACGTGTCATGGACTTAAAAAAAGAATACGAAGAAAAAGGCATCGTTGTTATACCAAATGTCTTTACCTCAGAAGAATGTGATGAAATTAAACGACAAGCATATTCTGTAACCGATCAGCAAATCAAAGATGCTGGTTATCGTTATTCGCCAAGTGAAATGTCGTATGGAAAAAAAGAACTTATTTTCTTTCCTGCACTTGCAAATGATTATCTGAATAACATTCGCACAGATTTACGTATGATAAATCTTGTTCGCGAATTCATTGGTGATGATGTAAAGCAAATCAACAATCAAGTTTATTTTAGAGAAGCCGGTAGCAATGATCAATTTGCTTGGCACCGTGACACAATGTTTCGCGAAGAAAGAAACTTTAAAGATGATGTTGTTGACGATTACTTTCAAACAATCATTGCTGTAGATGATATCACCCTTGATAATGGTGCAGTAGAATTTATCGAAGGTTCTCACAAATGGGAATACTGGCCTACACCAAGAAATCTACGCACCTTTACTCGCGGCGAACTTGAAGGCACAAAGTATATCGCGCCAAAAGGTTCTGTTCTGATTTGGACTGTTACAATCATTCATGGTAGTGAACCGAATCAATCGAATGCGGATCGTATGACATACATGAATGGATTCTGTCGTTCTAAATCTGCACTTGCATATCCCGACTACTTGATAAACGGCGAAGTTGTTAAACACATGAATTCAAAATTAATCCCATGATAACTGTTGTAATTTGCTCATACAAGTATGGACACCTAGCGTCACATTGCATCGAATCAATTCTCAGTCAGACAAAGAAGCCTGAACGAATTTTATTTGTTGACGATGCGGCAGGAGATTGTTCTCATCTACCAGAACTTTATCCTGAGGTAGAATTCATATTGCGAGATAAAAATCTTGGTACAGTTGACAATTTTCAAGATATGCTGATGCGTGTCAAATCGGAATATGTCATGTTTCTTGGTGCAGATAATTGGTTGAGGTCTGATGCAATAGACTTGCTTTGCAACACTAAAACTGATATAATAACTTATGATATCGTAGTAACAGGTGAACTTAAAAACGAAATTAGGAATAGACATCCTAATGAAATTGTAGATCACCAAGGTGATATCTATTGGCAACGTAAAGGGCATCATGGCTCTATGTTGTATAGAACAAAACTAGGACAAGAAGTTGGATACAAGCGTTTAGGCAATACTCAGCACACACAAGAAGATTGGAATATGTGGAATCAAATGATTGCAAAAGGTGCAACAGTTGCATATCTCAATCAAGGGCTGTTATTTTACCGAAGACACCGCGAAAACTTTTTAAAATACTAAATAAAAAACCTGTCGCTTTTGGCAGGCACTCATAACACACACACAAGGAGAAAACTATGAGTAAAACCCCCTATGAGATTCGACTAGAATTGCTTAAAATGGCTCAGGATCAACTGACTCAGAGATATTACACAGATTTGAATGTCAAGCAAACGAATTCTCAGATGAAAAACGAACCTCTTACTGAGGTGCCTGCGTTTCCTACTACGCAGGAAATTCTAAAAGAAGCAGAAACCTTTAAAACTTTTGTTGATAAGGTTTAAACTTCGTTAGAATGGGTGCCGCCGCAATGGTGGCACCTTTTAATTCAAGAAAGGAGAAAATATGAGAACCTTGAATTTTGTAAAGGTTGCAGTATTTGCACTCACAATCGGAATTGCAATTTTTATAGGAACAAATCTTTATGGCAAAACGCCTGAAGTTCACACAAGATACACACCTCTTGTTCCTGCGGTAGAAAAAGTAAGCAAAATCGATGAGTATTGGTTAGCACTTAACCTGTATTACGAAGCCGGATCGGAACCCCGAATTGGTAAGATTGCAGTTGGTATCGTCACATTGAATCGAATGAAAGATTCAAGATATCCAAAAACAATCAAAGATGTTGTAACGGAACCGAATCAGTTTTCGTGGTACAACGATAAAATTGTCAGAACACCTGCTAACAGTAAAACGTGGCAAGATTGTTTAGAAATTTCAAGAATGCTCTTGACAAGAGGCGCTAATAATGATATCATAACAATGTTAGAGGGCGCAACACACTTTCATACAGTTCATGTGAAACCTGCATGGGCTGTAACGAAAGTTAAAATCGTTCAAATTGGTGACCACATTTTTTATAGGTATGATGATAATGTTCGAAAAATTAAAATCTAAGATTGAAATGAAGTATAGTGGGAGGAAGGCTCTTCCTCCTCATTACTACGCAACGCATAGCGACTTGAGTAATCCTAAATTGAGAAGTGCAAAACCTGGCGAGTTTGTCAGTAAGTTAGGATACTACAAGTCAGGTAAAATTCTTTCAGTTAGATACTATGAATCTTAAAATTCTCACACAAAAAGAATTCGAAGTAGAGATTAAGAAAATCGTCAAAGATAAACAGCCAATTACAGTTTTAGATGCGATTCTTCTTTTCTGCGAACAAAAAGGACTTGAAGTAGAGACTGCGGCTTCTCTTATTTCACCAAAGATGAAAGCAGTCATCGAAGGTGAATCTATTAAAGCAAGACTCATACCAAACACGAAAGCGCGATTGCCACTTGAAGATTAATCATGGACGCATTTGATGCATACAAAATTTATACCGCGATCAAAAATCATTTTGTGCTTGACAGTTACGACTATTTCAAGTATAATAAGAAAATCAATCTGAGTTATGATTCTTTCCTAAAGCGCAAAGACAAAATATTTTTTGCAAAGTTGGGCAATAAGAAAGACAAATACTTAGAAGAGTTTTTGGTTGCAAATTTTCTACACGACCCTAAGATTTGGGTAGGTGAACTTCTATCAGAAGAATGTGAATCGAAATATAATGAATGGAGAAAAAGGCAAGAGTCATTGGGATACATTTTCAAAAACGAAATGTCTTTCATCGAAGGTTGGGATGCAGATGAATTGAATGTGTGGTTTAGCACCACTAAAGGCGAACACCCAAAAATCATTCAGATGTATCTACGCAAAGAAATCAGCCTTGAGACACTTACAATTTTGAATTCAATACTATCTTTTACCAAACGTTATGATAAAGAAATCACCGATCCAATCTACAAAGAGGTAAGTAAAATATGCAACAAATACCAGCCCTTCTTAAAGTTCGACACTCAAAGAGCAAAAAAGTCTCTGAGAGAACTGGTGGTGAATTAAAGACTCGACAGGTTAGGCGACAAAAAATTTGTTGGCTAGTCATGTCAAAAAAGGATCAAGATAGACTATATACTATAGTAGATCATGATAATGTGGACAAGTAAACATACGTTAATATACATTTTATATAAGGAAATACATATGGCAAACTCATTTGCAGACCTCAAGCGTTCCGGTAACAAAGACCTCGAACGACTCTCACAGGAGATTAACAAACTCTCCGACAAGCCAGAAGGTAAGAAGTCTTATGAAGACACTCGATTCTGGAAACCTACAGTAGACAAAGTTGGTAATGGTTCAGCAACCATTCGCTTCCTTCCTGCGCCAGCAAGCGAAGATGTTCCGTGGGTTCAAATCTTCTCACACTCTTTCCAAGGTCCTGGTGGCTGGTACATCGAAAACTCGTTGACCACTATCAACAAGAAAGACCCTGTTTCAGAACACAATACTGTTCTTTGGAATTCTGGTGTAGAAGCAAATAAAGAAGTCGCACGTAAGCAAAAGCGTAAGTTGCAATACATTGCAAACATTTACGTTGTGCGCGATCCTGGCAATCCCGATAATGAAGGTAAAGTCTTTTTGTTCAAGTTTGGAAAGAAAATTTTCGACAAGATCAATGAAGCAATGAATCCTGAGTTTGAGGATGAAAGCCCTGTAAATCCTTTTCACCTTTGGGAAGGTGCGAACTTCAAGTTGAAGATTCGTAAAGTAGAAGGTTATACAAACTACGATAAGTCCGAGTTTGAATCTTCAGCACCTCTGTCACAAGATGATGATGACCTTGAAAAGATTTGGAAGAGCGAGTATGCTCTGTCTGAATTCTTGAGTGAAACTAACTTTAAGTCTTATGATGAACTCAAGGCACGTTTGAATAAGGTGCTTGGTATTGATGGTGGTGATACAGTTGCAGTTGCAAAACCTAATCCTCCTGCAACACCAAAAGCAGAATCTAAGCCTAAGTCAACAGTTGAATCTGGAAAGCCTTGGGCTGACGATGATGAAGATGATGTGAGTTACTTTGAGAAGTTAGCCGAAGATTAAAAGTCTTCAGTCTCCTTTGTAGTAAGTTTGGGGAAGCAGAAATGCTTCCCCTTTTTTTATACTCTGATTGGCATTGAAGTATTCACACCAGCACGACCATAAACATCACCGCTAGTGCTTGTGTTTAGATATGTTGTATTGACTGTAGAACCTTCAATATTCTTTGTTGAGTTATCGGTAACAACACTTACATTTCCTGTACCGCCTGCACCGCCTGTTGTTCTTGCTGCCGATGGAGTAATATTAACTGACGTTGTTGTACCTGAAGTTGGTGTTAAGGAATTTCCGGATGTTGTTGATGTATTTGTTGTTACAGACAATCCAGCGGCTGTAGTTCCTCTTATTGTTCTTCCTGCATCTTGTCCTAAAATATAACTTTGTGCAGAACGTCTTGTGGTATCTCCAAATTGATACTCTTTACCATCTATTGCATACTTACCATATTTAAGATTTGCAATTAATCCACCCGCAAGTTGTCCCGCAGATTTGTTGGATACAAGTTTGTAGCCTTCGTCAATTTTCTTTAAATACTCTGGGTCTTGAGATGATGCTTTATACACATCCTTGATCTTTCGCATAATTTCAAGCATGTAGAATGATGCATTCTTTTTCTCTTCCATCTTCATGTCTAATACCCACCCATCACTAATCACGCCGCCTGAATATGATGCAGGTAATGCCATTCTTAATTCATTATTTTTCAAAGAAATGTAAACGGCAACAAAGGGAGGATTTGATTTTGTTGCTTGATAAATTGACATTGCAGTATTAAATGCAACGTTTAAGAATGCGTCAACAAGTGCTTTTTGTCCATCAGTTGGATTATTTTCTTCTCGAACTGTTGTCTTCTTTACAATGTCTTTCTCGGACATTACAAGAACTTTATCTACAATTTTTGGTGGAGGTGCTTTCTTTTTACCTTTACCCAAAACGCTACCAATCACGGAACCGATAAAGCCACCGATTGGACCACCAATCGCAGTACCAATGTATGTCAGAGCCGCTGTAGTAGCCGCACCTTTTACGTTACCTTGGAACAATTGTGTGATGGCTGCGGCATAAGGTAATGCTTGTCCTACTGCATATCCAGCAGTACCTACTGCACCCAATGCATTACCTGCGGCTGCCATAGAAGGATAATTCATAGCCGCGAAGAAATTGGATGTTCCCATGAACCCCATATTAGCAAATGTATTTGCCGCAAATCCCGATAACCCTAATCCTCCTGCGGTATTACCAGTCATGCTGTTCATGAATGCGCCGCCAAGCCCTGTGAATCCTCCTGCCGCGCTGAATGCTGAAGGTAAACTCATCATACCTGCGGCACCGGTACTGCCAATACCCATTGCTGTCAGTAATGAACCTCCAGTTGCACCAGCGGCAGCCCCACCAGCGGCAGGTCCGCCTAGAACCGATGGGAACATATATTGCGCGCCTCTTTGAATGCCGAAGTTTGCAATCGCTCTCAAATAAGGATTCTTAATCTTGGATGTAAGTTTGTTCGCAACAAAAGAAACAGCCATGTTTCCTAGGAACGATGTGAAATCTCCACCAAAACTTCCACCCATGCTTCCGCCTCCGCTTGCGCGAGGCTGTGTATTAATTGCATGAACAATCTGCTGTGTCTGATTCTCCATGCCTGCTTGGTTGTTTTGATCGGCTTGTGAAGTTATAGATACGTTTTGTTGAGTGCTTGTATTCATTGCATTCAACGACATACGCTGACCAGAAGCCGTTAAATCATAATTTTGTTTTCCTAACTGATAGGTGCTAGAAATATCAGAGGCAACATCCGAACCAACAAGACCATATCTATTTGTTGATGTTAGAGATAGATCCGGTGTTCCTTGTGCAATAGAATATCTACTTTGTACCGCAGGATTAAAGTCAGGCGTTCTCATTCCATAACTAGGAGCCGCACCAAACGGACCACCCATTGCACTATCAATGCCTCTTGTCGCAAAGCCTGTCAATCCACTTAACATTTGCGATTTAAACTTCTCATCATCTGACGCAAACTCACCTGCGTTGACAACTGATACTAGCAGAACTCCATTGAGAGTTTGTGCGCCTTCAGTCAGTAAGTTATTTGACTTACCAACCATTGTTGTCATCTGAGAAGTTCTAAGTGTTTGTGCCGCTTCTCTTCTATAGATACCACCATAACCACCAGCCGCAATATTACGCATTGACTGATCGGTACCGGCTTGGTCTGGAGTGAACAATCTACCCGTTACCGGGTCTCTCATTTGCTGAGGCGCTGTTCTATCTTCCCAACCAAATATTCCTCTTACGGCATCAGTTGATCTTGCCGCAAAGACTTCAGCCATGTAGCCAATGCCTTCGGCTGCCGATCTAAATCCGTATGATTGTGCAATTGTTTCTGGTCCAGACGCAATGCCTGTTAAACCATAAAGCAATTGCTCCATTGCAATTTGTTTATTGCCTTTTGCTAGATTACCTAGAATCTGTCCAGTAATTGCATTCGCAGATTTTGCATCGCGCCCACTAACACCAGTGAACAGGCTTTGTCCAATTCCAACTGCCATGCTGTTGAGATATGCTTTACCCAACTGAGATACTGCTGGCGCAAGCATACGACCATATTCTTTACCTATGATCTTTTCAAGTCCTTTTGCGACCTTCTTATCAAGGTCAAGCATTCTACCTAATTGATTACCTGCGTAACCAACTCGCATTGCTTCTTGTGCAGATACAGGTGTGCCGCCTGGTGCATAGCCAACCGACTTTAAGAAGTTTGTGCCAAAGTCTTTAAATGCTTTTGTGAGTGTTCTGTCAAATGCATTTAAGAAACCTTGCTGTGCTTTCTTTAGATATTGATCTGCCTCTTCTTCTGGAGATAGAATTCGTCTTGTAGGACGCTCTCTACGTAAGAAGTTACGTGCGGCTAGTCTAGAACTTACAGAAAGTCCTTTTGTTTCTTTTTCTACCTTACCTTGAGATTTTTCAATCTTGGCAAGTCTTTGATTTGCTTCTTCGTCAACAACAGGAAGAGGTGCGTTTGCTGTAGTAACAGATGTGCCGCTTGTTGATGCTACAGAAATTCCTCTTGTCGCTGGTGCGTTTGCTGTAGTGACTGATCTTTGTGCTAAGAACGCATCAACTGCGCGATTGCCAGTTCTTACTGGTGCATCAGGAACATTAATTCCTGGTCTGTTAACTCTTCGTCCTGTTACCGTAACTGAAGGTAATTGTGCGGGAGGCTCGCGTTGCATTGTTGCAAGTTTGGCGGCGGCCGCTTCATACGAAGTTTTAATGTTTTCTCTTGCTAAAGGACTTGTGTTTGGATCATTCGATGCTCTAGCGAATGCCGCACCCAACTGCTGAGTGAGTTGTAGTTGTGCATTATAGTCAGAGCCTTCAACCGGACTTGAAGGTGTCGATGCGGCTGCGGCACGTCCACTTGAAGTGCCTAACTCTCTTTTGGCTTGGTCAATTTTTCTTCTTGCCCATGCTTTTAAATCTGCAACAGTTTTTACTTTAGAAAATACTGCCGGATTTGCATCTCTTTGATCTTTAGCAACAACGTCTGTAAGCAATGCAGTATCAGGTGCCCTTAAAACTCTTGTAGCACCACCAGCACCTAAAAAGTGTGCTAAGTAAATTGAAACATCATCAATTGGAATTTGTCTTGATTGTAATGTTCTAACGTTTGTTTCTGTTAGTTTAGCCATCGCCGCACGTTGAAGTGCAGGACTTGCTTTATAATCATCAAAAGTTTTTCCATAAAGGGCATCACCAGGTTTGGCTTGCGCTACAAGTCCGTTAAATGTTCTAGGAACAAATTGTCCTAACCCATACGCTCTACTTGTAGTTGCGGCAGCATTAGTGCGACCTCCAGATTCTACTTGAATAATTAAATCATTAATATTCTGACTTGCGCCAGATGGCAAATTAGCAGGAGGAGGTACTGTATTTGGGGTAATTGCTGGAGATGATCCAGGTCCGCCAGGATTTGATTGTCTTGCTCCGGTTCTTCCTGCACGATTTTCTAAGCCATATCTACCTTGCGCGTAAGGAGTTGGTCTTTGATATCTTGCTCTTCTAAGTCTTGTTGCCGCTTCAATTCTTGCTCTACGTTCATCTCCACCAGACAAGAATCTAGTTAAGAATGAACGGGATAATGCTCTTTGTCTGTCTTGTGAAGTTACATCTAAATCACCACCAGGAGGACCAGCAAAGAAGTCATAGATATCTGGCGCAAACATAAGGCCTGCGCCAAGTGCTGTGCCTGCCCAACCCCATCCAGGAATTTTAGTAAGAGGATTCATTACGAGTCCGCGACCCAATCCTCCCAATGCACCCAAACCTCTTCTAAAGAGTCCCGGTCTTCTAGCAAATCGACCTGTTTTCGGATCGCGATATGTTGGTCTGCGAGGACCACCACCACGACCTCCGCGTCCACCACCAGCAACAACCCCGCCGGTTCTTAATGACTTAATTCCTTTATACGCGCCATAACCACCCAAGGCTCCACCTAAAATTTCTCCTAGATTTCCTCCGATTGCTCCTAGAATAGAATCAAAAATGCCTCCGCCAGAAGCATTGGCACCGGTTGCGGGTGATCCTGAACCTCCAGCACCACCACCCATTTTCTCAAGTGCGCGAAGAAGTTTTCGATTGAAGTCTGCTTTTTCTCTTGCGTCTTCTTCTGCAAATTGCTCAGTTCTTTTTGCGGCTTGAACCTGCTGACCCATCATTTGTCTTTGCGACTGAACATTCGCATTGATAGCACGTAACTGGCGTGCCATATCAAGACTAATTACATTGTTTGTTGCTTGTTGTCGAACAAGATTTTCTGTTGCCGCCGCTTGTCTCTTACCAACTTCTTTAGACTTTACTTCTTCAATTTTTCCGGCACGTCCACGCATCTCTTTAGCAAAAGCGACACCATGGACTAGCGCAGGCATTTCACGCATAGCCGCGTATTTCATGCCTTTCGCTAATCCTTCTAAACCACTCATCGCACTACTTTTTGCAATGTCTCCGAGTGCTTGTGCGTAACTTCCTAGTTGAGCCATTTTATGCCTTGCCTTTTATGTGCAACATTATCGTTTCCTACCTTGTGCCGCTTGTTGTTCTTGTAATCTTTGGTTTTCTTCAGTCACATGCTGAGAAAGCATCATAAGGTAGATTTCACGTTCAAATGGCATCATATTTTCAATATCAGTCAGGCTATATTTATGATGCTGTACCAATGCGAAGTTTGTCTGGTAAAAGTTTTTAAGACTCTCCTGTCCGATTAGAATACGAAAAAACTTGTCAAACCCTCCAGTGTGATTTCATCATCGCATCCACACTTAGAACATTTCCATTTAACAGTATGCTTTAGTTTTGGCATAGTCTCGAAAAATTTACCACACTTTGCAAATTGATCTTGCGTCATTGAATCAATGAACTCTTGAAGTTCTTGCTTTGTGTAATCTTCTTTTTTGTATACGTTTTCGTTGTCGAAAATATATTCAATTGAAGCAAACATTGCGTCTGCGGCAATATCAAGTTGACTTCTATCTTCACTATTATCAAACGCATCAAGATCAGGAGTTGGGTATTTGAATTTAATTCCAAGTCCAGACTTCTCATCTAAAATGAATTTGTCTTCGTGTTCAATTGTCTTGACAACTTCAACGTCCATCAGGTTAACTTTATGCATTGTTATTGCATCACATTCTTCACCTTTACTGTTCATGCCAGTTGAGTGTCTCATGTTTAATTCAACAAGTTCGCCGATTGATTTTGCGCGAAGTTTCAAGAAAATGTATTCAAGATCAAATGTTGGTAGTTTTTCAACATCAACATCTTCACTCAATACGCAATTCGAAACAATCTGTCTCATTGCGATTACTGTCTCTTTAATGCTTTCGCCTTCAAGCGCAAGCAAAAGAATTTTTTGTTCTTTAACTAAGAACGGTCTGTATTTTACTGGTTGACCTGTAGAAGGTAACATCAACTCAAATAAAGGTACATCAATTTTAGGTAGTGCCATAGTTTTTCTCCATTGTTAAAATCATCTTGGTTCTGTAATGTCTTCGTTTCCGAAGGTATAATATCTATAATTCAAAGTTACTCCGAATCTCTGATAAGTGTTTCCTTCTTCCCATGTTGCATTCATAGCAGTTAATGCGATTGGAAAAATGTCATGTAGTGTATAGAAAAATATCACTTCGCCTTGCGGATTTAGTTGACGAATTGTGAGTGAAGTTTTTCTTGCATAATCTTGATGATATGCAATCAATCCTGCATTTCCAGAAGTTTTCGATTGAGGTGTTGCGACAATACTTTCCATCCACAACTCAAAGAAAATTCTTTCAATCATATCTTCAGCGCAAATGATAGAAAGATTGATATCGTTATATGTTACATCATAGGGCAACTTAAGTGCAGGTCCACCACCACCTACATCATCTGCTGTGGTGATTGTTCTTCCAGGAAACTCTGCTTGTTCGCATCGAAAAGAAAACGTATCCTTAATCTGAGGGATTGCTTGATTTGCATTGATTAACAGACTATCCGTACCATTCAATTCTGCATAGAAGAGATTTGGTCTTACAATTTTTGCGATTGAACTTTTAAATTCCGATAATTTTGCGATGTTAGACATTTATCGTCCTATTTTCTTTCGTGAGTCTTCCCATATTCTTCCTGTGTCAGACTTTCTAAACGATTCTGTTGGTAGAAACAAAGCAATATCCCACTCTGTTGCTGGTATTTCTAAAAATTGCGAACGAACATGATTTCTCAAATACTTCTTAATTGTTGGCTTAAAGAATCTATACTTAGAAGCACCTTGAAGAATTGAATACGAAACTTTCATTCGTGTCGTTGCATCATACTTTTTATTCGTTACATTGGGATATAATGCGTCCATTAACTTTGCTCGAAGAATAGGCGGCAAGTAATGAAAGTTGATACCTAAAAATCCATCCGCCTCAAAGCGAATTGGAAAAATCAAAGGAAATGTATCATAGTATGGCAGTTCTTTTTTCATTTTAGGATCATAGCGAAATGCATACATGAGTCCATACTCCATGTCTGATGTTTTTCTAGTCGCATCTGCGCGATTTAGAATTCGACTTGGTGTAATATTGCCAGTTACACTTCCCGCTTGGTCTCTAAACCAATCCCTCGCCGCCCTTGTTTTTGCGGGCACGATTCCTTGGCGAACGCCTTGCTGTAAAATTGTATCGAATATGGTTGTCATGCTTCTATTTATCTCAAATCTTTGTCAGTTATGATTTTAAATTCCCATTTTCTATCTTCACAGAACTCATTGGCAGCCTTCCATTTCGCTTGATTAACGCCCCATGTCGCAACTTCATTCAGAAACCTTCGTGTGGGCTTACCGTTTGGTGTATCTTTACGTTTTGGGGGTTGAGTTTGAATTTGAGGTTTGATTTCAATCAGCGCAGACTTAACTTCACCAGTATTTGTCTTATACTTGATGTAAAAGTCCACAAAATATCGATGCCAACGATTATCGATGGGCGATTTGTATGGAACAACTATCTCTTCAGATGACCACTCTAAAATTGAAGAATTCGTATCACAATAAACCATAAATTTTCGTTCAAGTAGACTGCGATAGATCACATTTGTTGGGTCGCCTTTATATTTTTGATAGTTTTTTGGCTTGAATCGACCTTTATAAGACATAAATAGATAAGATAAATTTTAGTTCACGAGGAAAACGAATGGCATTTGTTCTATACACAGAAAAGCCTAGCGGAGGTTATTATCCGACAAGCGATAACCTATATTTTGGTGTTGGTGAAAACGGCAATATTGATTCGGCTCACGCGCCATATGCTGTACCTGTAGCAAGATTTGAATTTTATAATAACAGAGGAGAACCTTTAGCAGATGCACCTGTTATTTATGTTCGCTTTAATAGTGGATTTGATTCAAACTTATCTCAAGGTTGGCAGTCAACGCAGGCGTTTGGTGCGTCATATGCCGGTCTTATGGGTGATGGGAATCCTGCACAAGAGTTCTTAGGACAATTCGGCTTAGGTATGAGTGTTATCGAAAGTGTGGGTAAGAGCGCATATGAAGCACTTACTCGACAAATTCTAAACGCAATGGTTGGGGTTACAGGTTTTGCCGCAAGTATGGGTGCTGGTGGCAAAACTCAAGCAGAATTTTTGATGCGTAGAATGGTCAATAACTTTCAGCAACTTGCGTATGCTGGTCCTGTTTTTAGAAGATTTCAGCCATCATTCATTATGCGTCCAACTTCAGAAGCAGAAGCAGAAGCAATGAATAAGATTGTTGCATCTTTTAGAGTTGCATCATCTCCTAAAACTGATATTGGTACAGATAAGATTTCAAGTTTAGGAAATACCGAACAAGAACTGATTGCGGGAAGCGCAACAGTAGAACAAAATAAAGATGAAACTGCTGAGGCGGCAGCGGCTAGACAACAGGCAGAGGCAGTAGATTCTGCCTCTGCTGATATTCTTGGTCTTGGAGAACAAGAAAAAGAATTTGGAACACCACTCACGTTTATCTATCCAGATATGGTTAAGTATTCAATCTATCTTGTAGTAGGTGGAACAACCAATCTACTATTCGATTCGGAACTTTGCATGATTGAAAACGTATCTACAAACTACGGATCACAAAGTAAACTCGCATTTTTTGATGTGGGTGACGGAAACAAGTATTACCCAACAGAAGTCACTCTTACTCTATCATTACAAGAGAGCGTTCTTGTTACGGCAGAAAGAGCGGCAGCCGATTATGCACAAGACCTAGTGATGTATTAATATGTCAGGATTTTTTTCAAAAGCACAAAAAACAATTTTCAAAGTTGATGACTTTGATTACGTTGAAGCCGTTGATCTGACTGCTGGATTTAAAGTCAGAGAATTTATCCAAAATGTATCAGGCATTTCTTATGTTCCTTATGTTGTTCAGGATGGTGAACGTCCCGACAACGTTGCAAATAAAGCATACGATGATCCAACTTTAGATTGGACAGTTTTAATTGCAAATAACATTCAGAACATTTATGACGAATGGCCTAAAGATTCTGAGACTTTCAAACAATACATTATTGAAAAGTATGGAAGTTTAGAAACGGCTATGGCGACTGTAAAGTATTACTATGACGGATCGGGAAATATTATCAATTCTGCCGACTATGGAGTGTTGTCTTCCAACTCAGGAAAAAGAACTGAAACAGATTATCAATATGAAACTAGAGTGAATATCAACAAGTCTAAGATTCGTTTGTTCAGACCGTCAATAGCAAAATCAATGTCATCATTACTTAGAAACATTGACAGAAAACCTATCATATAAAAAATGGCATCTAAAAAACTTGTCATAACTCCTCCTTCTGGTGGGGGAAAAAAGCCAACTGCATATACGTTGGAAAATCCTGAAGTTCCGATTTATGATAATCGAAACACACCGGAGCCTACCTTTGGCGCAGATGTTAGTGTTCGCGAAGTTTCCATGACTCTGAACAATGGCGCAAAAATTGACTTGCGCGGTTACTTTGAAAGTGTTATAATTGAAGAGAGTATGTTCAACACCAAAGTAAGCGGATCGGTAATTATCAATGACCTTATTGGAGCATTGGAAAAGTTTGAAATTCGCGGCGGAGAAAGACTTAATTTAAAAATATACAAGCCAGAGTCGGAAGACATTTTAATTTGGCGCGAAGATTTTATTATCAACAAAGTAAACAAACATGAAATTGATGTAACTAGCGGTAGTGGTAAATATCAATTGATGTTTACCTCAAATAGTTTTGTGCGTTCGATTAAAAAAACAATTTACAAGTCATTTAAAAACACACCTTTACTTTATGCGGTTCGTAGTTTATATTCAGAAATGTCTGCAAATGATTTGATGGTTGAGGATCCAGAAATTACTTTAACTGAACCTTTTATATGCACCGGTATACCACCGCACGTAGCAATCGATGCGTTAGCACAAAGATCATCAGGTCCATTAAAGTATTATGTTTTCTTTGAAAGATTTGTTCCTGTCACTGGTCAATATGTTTCTCCAAATGAAATTGGCGGAGGACAATCATTCTCAGGTTCTCATTATTTTGGTTCAGTTGAACAATTGATTGAATCTACCGATGAAACTGGAATTAAAGTTTTGACATTTGGAAATAAAACGGATGCTAACGTAGAGAAAGCAAATATAGTTCGCGTATCAAAACTTGTAAAAGAATCCAACTTCAATCACTTAGAATCTACTTTGTTGGGATTACATAAAACAAAATTTACATATCTTGATCTGAAAAATAGAACGACAACAAACAAAACGATTTCATACGGAGATAAAACATTCTTCGATAATGTGAGTGGAGATTTTTACAACAATTCGTTTCTTACACCTGAAAATAAGTTTTTTCAGGGTGGTTTATCTGAAACAGGAACTAGAAAACTTACAACCGCAAATAACTTTGGAACTAAGAAAAAAGAAGAATGGTTACCATACAATATTTTTGGTATGTTAACAAAGAATTATTTAAAGTTGTCTGCAATTGTTCAAGGCGGAACCAACAACATATCGGTAGGTAATGTAGTTCAATTAAACGTAATTAGTTATTTTGAAAAAGTAGCAAATGCAAGTTCGGGAACTCCTCCGTTAGATGAAATCTATTCAGGACGTTATTATGTTACTGGAGTAACGCATGTCATTACACAAGAAAAATATCAAAAAACATTAGAGATAAGTAGAGGGTCTAGCAGAAAAGAATTCTATACTGAAGCAGATACACTAATTCGCAAAATTGAATTGGCATATCCTAATCTTGCTAAACTCTTCATTAGATAAAGAGAACAACTATGTCAATACCAATTTCATTTTCAGAATTTGCTACGATGAAAGATTATCGTGCAATGGAACTTGTAGAGAAACAAATTCTTTACAATAACGGCGCACGTTATGGACAAATTGTATTCTTAGCAGGCGGTGCAGGTTCTGGTAAAGGTTTTGCTATTAAGCATTTTATGCAAGGTGAAGAATTCAAAATTCGTGACGTTGATGAATTGAAAATTGCATTTCAGAAATTAGATGATCTTGGTAAGTTTAGCACAAAAGATTTGCTAGACAAATACGGCGACAAGATTTCGCAAAGAGA